GCCAGGTGTATACACGGACCTTAAAAGGAGTCTCCATGTTTAATGGATCCTCCGTGCGCGACCGGTCAAGGTCGGGATTGTCGAAGAGACGAAACCGATGGGTGGCCTTTGCTTCAAAAAATCTAAGAAGCATCAACCATCCATCAATCTCTTTTACACTCTTCTTAGGCATAGACGCCCAAACGTAGTACTCCACCCTCTGTAGGGCAGGGTTTACGCGGCGTTTTGGCCTAGCATGTTGAGGTACCGAATGCAAGGATGGCACTCCAATACGGAGTGACGTCTCAGGAATCGGACCGTATAGGTCTAATAAGTGACTTACGATGTAATCGTAAGCTGCATAGTACTTCCTGTCCCACATGGAATTTGCGTAAGCAATCCATGCAGTGTAGGAGTCCGGGCGGCGGGACGACGACCAGGTCCTTTTAAATCGGACCGGTGTGACAGGGCAGCCATTGTAGGCATCCATACCACACGACTCTCTAAAGAGTCCTTTAGTACAACTCTTGACTCGGTTGATTTTCAACCCAAAAGTCTCGAGTATGATCATTGCGTGCTCGGCATACGCCGCATTGACAATGACGTCGTCTCCATACACATATACCTTGTCTATCACTTGACGAGGTACGTTCAGGGCTTCCAAACCGGCACTGAGAACCGACCATACAGTTAACGCCAACACGGGAAAGCATAACGCTGACCCCATTGGTGCGAACTTGATCAGTTCAATATAGGTGCCGTCCGGGAGCTTTGTTCCCAAGCTTCTGCAGCTCTCCATGGCTCTTACGAGTCCTTGGGGAAACAGCAGTCTAACAAGACCAAGTGATACACGATCGCTGGCCTCCTTGAGGTCGAGGGTCGCATATCGCCCATGCAACTCCATGTCCGTAGGCCCTTCCGGGCTTTCGAGATAGTAGTTGTAAGGAAGTGACCCAATAAGGGCCGCATTCCGATTGGGCTCTTGATCCGTGAAGCGAACATTGTCCCTTGTTAGGGGATGATGCTCAATTCGTGCGATCATGGCCTTGAACAAACCTTGTTGGATCCACTGGTTTTCCAGTGGCTCTTCCGAGATAAGTCGAGGCCCGCGGGAGTCTTTCGGCACTAAGATAACTTGTGCCGGTCGCTCTTCTTCTTGGATGTCCGCTAAGGACTTCCATTCGTCACAGACATGTCCTGTTGATGCCATAAAGTATGCATCAATTGGATATTGGTCTCTGAGACGCTGGGGAATGTTCGTAAACCGGAATTTGTGCCAAAGCCGCTCTTTTGTAGAAACGGCTCCAGGCCCATGTCCCGGGGCGATGTCCCAAGGGTCAAAACGATTAAACACCTCAGAAAGGCGTCTAATCGCTCCGCGAATTGTATTTTCAACCCACACGGGCTTAACGCCACGTAAAGGCTGATTACAATTACCAAAACGATCTGCCAATTCCTGGAAGATCGCATTTGTTTCACGAAGTTCGTCCTCAGTTTTGACAAATGAGTTAACGACTTCTTGTTTGAGTTTGGGGTCATACGGTAGCTCCAACTTATAAAAAGCATAGAGCAGTTGACGTATCGACTGAACTATTGCCGACACAGTGACAGGGGGGAGGCCCCCATCCAGGTGAGAGCGGTGCCTTACGGTACCGTCTTCTTTTAGTACCACTAGAAACAACTCCCGAAGGAATTCGGGAATCTTTTCTCCTACGCGCGACGAAAGTCGCACGGAAGAGGCTTCAAGTGGACGAACTAGGGCTAGTGCTTGATCAAAGCACTTACCTAGGCTGGGTAGGGTTTTCGTTAGAAAGCCCAGACCTTCCTGCTCATATCTATCCAAGGCGAATTTCTTCGCCCCTTCCAAATGTGAGTGAGTGAATACATCACTATGCAGCGTTTGCACGTCGCTTAGTAATGCGGTGAATACATTAATGTATTCAAAACTCGAGAACGCCTTCATATATACAAAGGAGGTTTAAGTCTTGAGTATGCCTCATTATTTAGCGATCAGCCGGTAAAGGACCAACATGACCACAGCAATCATCACAGCTAGTCTCGCGTTTGCCGAATTCCTCATCAACGCCATTTTGGCTAAGAAGAAGAAGTCTCCGAACAAGCCTGTCAAATCAACCAAAACCATCCAATCAAGGATGATCAGACTGAACGACAAGGTTTACGAACTAGCTAGAGCGTCTGAATGCATGCGTAGATCCGACGGGACCTACGTCTCCCTAAGAGATGGCATAACCATCGACAAGGACGTGGCGAAACAGTGCCAGATCAACAAAGACCTGGCATAGTACTCGTCAGTTTACCTCGAAGAGGTCGTACCAAATATACGGCGCAATCTTTCGATCACACCGTGTGGGAAGATGCCCCCCTGGCTTAACACCAGGAGGCGCTTATCCTAACAACAGGTTAGAATCCGCAGTCCAGTACACAGTAATGTGTGCGGTCATGTGGTTTACCCGGGAACTATTACTGGAGTCCCTTACAGGGAACCTTCCAGAAGAGCCTTGGCCCCATTGCCAGTGCCATCAAACAACACTGTCGTTCCTGCGCCCGTAGTTGCGGCGAAGGACAACAGCATTGCCAGCGGCATTTTGGCATAGTTCAGGTCGGTGAGCTGTCCGATAGGGATAGTCCCGACGAGATGAAACGACGACATGCAGGTTTTGGTCGAGTCCACCATGCCCACTGCTGGGTAGTTAAACCTCAGCATAGAGCGGCGAACGCGATCGAGACCCTTTCCCGACTCTTGGTGCGAGATAATCATCTCCGTCCAAGCAGAAGGGTTAGCCGTGCTAGCACGGAATATTGTCGAAGTCGGACCAATGGTCCAGCGGTTGAATTCAACTTCAACCCCTGAATAGTTCTTAATCTCGTTTGTTACTAATGAGTCTGATAGCATACCAGTACGAGTCGTTTGTTGCCTTAAAGAAGGCTGACGACGACGGCGTCATGTTTGTTTTCGGACTTTCATCCGAGGCCATCCTACGATGGCCTGCCCGGTTTACGGGTCATAGCAAGTGAAGAGGCTAAGCCAACTCGGTTTAAATCGAGTCCGCCCGCTCTTAAATCACTTACGACGGTAGAATACGATGCCGGAATCCCGACAACACGCTTATAAGCGTGTTCCGTGAAATAGGGCATCGAAGTAGTGCACACGGGAAGCCCGGGTGACGCGCCAATGTTATACATTAAGTTAACATGGCATGTGCGCTCGAGCTTAACCGAATACAAGAAGCGCTTAATGAGTACGAGGGGTTCCATGTTGGCCATCTTAAATTGATCAAGCCAGCTCCCCACTCGGAAGAGCCAGTCGACCACGAATGACCAGGGAAGTGCGTTCCAGATTATGCCAGGGTTTAAATTAACACCCAGCATGTCTAGCAACGTCAGGAGTGCAGCGTTCTCGCGTTGGTATTGCGAGAAATAAACGTTGTACTCCACTTCCGCATGGAACTTCCCGTTGAGTTGAGCATCACGATCGGCACGCATAGTACCAAGGACTTTCCCCAATGACATCGTCGCTGGGCACGTAGTGCCCGTTGATAACATCGTTGCGGTTCCTCCGGTAGCAGTCGTGCTGATGAAACGCTGCAGACCCGACGCAGTTACCGCGTCAAAGTTGACGTGGGCCCTGTGTGTACGGGTTTCAAGGTTAAGGAGGGCGTTAGCCCTTTTCCTTGCCTTCTTCAGAGCACTGTGGTAACCCACAATGTCAGAGAGCAGGGGAGCGATAGCAAACTGATAAGTCAGATTGCTTTCCCCTGCCGTACGGAAGATCCTTTTCAAGGATGCCCAGTTCATCATGGTTTTAGCCTTTTCGGCTAGTCGCCATGTGAGTTCGGACACCCTATCGAGGGTCTTTGGCAGAGATCGGAAGTCCTTCAACTCAATGATCGAATTGATCAAAGAGAGGGACGGTTCGACCTCAGGACGTAACTTAGGAATAAGGCTCTTAAGAGCCTCGTTAACAAGTGGCGTCACATCAAAGGGGATATTCACTCGAACACCCCCAGTGGTGGCCATTAGCATCGGCAGTCCCGCAGTGGGATTGTCTAAGCTACCGATCGCGGTCGAGTACCAGCTAGGCGTAGCTCCGTGCCCCCATAAAGGGCTTGCGAAGTTATACTTATCGTAATAGGCCGAGGAGGCTAAGTTTCTCCAAGTACCTATCGATCCTGACTGTCCCAAACCGGAAACGACGATCCAGCGTCTATAATGCTGGAAGGAGTTCCAGGACTTAAACGAAGGCTTTTCCGCCAGGTCATCGCAGAATTCGAAGGAGGTAACCAAATCTGGTTCCTTCCACGATTGCGACAAGACCGGGTTTCGGACCCCTGCAACCTCACCCGTGCTCGCCCTAAAGTAGGACGACGCAGACTGGGCAGTGATGCAGCGACCGGCCAACGTCTCGGTTCTAGATCTCATAAGCGCTGTTAAGTGATTATTTCACTTTGTGAGAGCCACCGTGGC